GGAGTATCGCTGATAGCCGATATGCTGAACATTTGATAGGAATAACCGCCCTCTGTTTGTGGTATATCAAAAGAGTTTACCACGATATTAGCCACGTTTAAATTCGCTAACCACCATGCTGTAATACCTTTACTTATAGGGGCATCTAACCACGCCTTTAATTTATTGACTTTATCGAGTGGATAAACGCCATTTTTGCCGGTAATAATTCCACTGATATTTATTTGCATATCGTCTTTGCCGATATACTCTTTCACTGTGCCGTCACGACCTTGTATAGCCGTTTTAATTATGTTGATAGGTTGGCTAATAGTAATAATTACCGTTTGGATATTGACTTCTTCAACATTTATTTTACGGCCATTATAATCAGTATAACTGCACGCATCAAAGGTTATATCGCTATAAATTGGAGTACCTAATTCACTATGCCCAATCGGTTCGTCTTTGGTAGTTGTTGGTATAACATAAGGGTTGGCCGTTGCGTTAAGTATTCGGACGTTATTAAGTCCCGAATATTTAGCAACTGCACCTACCTGCGTATTCCCTTTTGGTATTATGTAATCCATTATATATTAGCTGTTATACTCGCATCATTTACAGCCGCTAGTAACGTATTAGCTACCATCTCTTGAATCTTTGCCGTAGATTCTTGAATATTAGTAGTTTCAACTTTAAATGATTCGATTAATTTATTGATAGAAATATTGATTGTAATAGATTGACTTCCTTTGGCTTTGTCTGGCTTCTTTTCAGTTACACCATCCATTCCTTTTTCGCCCTTAATAGCTTTCTTTTCATTCTTATCGAGTAACATAGAGAAAGGTTTGCCCCCCGTCACTAATTCGCCTTTGTGCGCATTATATGTTCCGTCAATTATTGACTTTCGCTCGGCTAATAATTCATTCATTTTAGCCATGTCCTGCGTTGCTGCTTCGGCATCACCTCTAGCCTTATCGTACATCCATTTTAAGGCATACCCTGCTATCATGGCATCGTCTTTTAGCATCGTTATCGATTGTCTAAAAGGTTCAGATTTTTGGTATAGATAATAAAACCCTGCTGCTAGTGTTGCAATAGCTGTAATTACTAATCCAATCGGGTTGGCCGCCATTGCTGCATTGAGTAGCCATTGCGCTGCGGTCATTGCATTGGTAGCGATTGCCTCTCTATTTGTCCATAGTGTAAGTAGTTCGGTTAGTATTAAACTCGTCTTTTGGTAAGTAGAATAAATTAATAGCGCACCCGCAGCCACACCTATACCAACTGCTAAAGACTCAAATACAACTCTATTCTCTTTTATCCACTTCCAACCATCTTTTAAACCTTGCACAACATCGTGGATTCCTTCAACCATGCTAACAAACATAGGCAACAATTCATTACCAATAGCCACAACAATACCGCCTATTTCTTCTTTTACGTTCCCCATTTGATGTTGAAGTACGGTATATGCACCTGTACCCGTTGTTGCACTTGCTAATGCGCTACCTGCAAACTCTTTATTTAGTTCTGCTAATATAATACGTTGCGCACCTGCAATATCACCCGTTTTTTGTAGGTTTTCAATAACATTTTTTTGACTTTCGCTAAACGATACACCCGCTCTGCTTAGTGCAGTTATACCATGAATAGGGTCGTTTAAAGCCTTCCCCACTTGAATAGTCGCACCCTGTAAATCACCGCCTAGCTTAGTCGCTAAATCAGCAATAGCAGGAACGGCATCCATGTAAATAGTGTCTTTAATATTGGTAAACGTAGCTAGTAAACCCTGCGTATGCGTGATGGCATCATCATCGAATAGCGAAGTATTCATTAAAGACAAAGCCTGCTCGTCTAATGCCTCCCGATTAAGGTGCGCTGCGTTGGCTGTACTTTTTAAAGTAGCATCTAACTGCGCACTTGCTTGTTCACTTTCGTTAAATGCTTCAACGCTACCTTTTAAAAACTCTATTCCTGCAAATGCACCTGCGGCAACCCCTAGAATACTCATTGTAGATTCGAGTGCAGTTGCTGCTACATTAGCCTCCTTTATTTTGGAGGTCATTAAGTCCTTTAGAGATAGGGTATATTGTACGTTGTTATCTGCCATTTATTAACTTTTCCATTGGTCTGTCTTTTTCAAAGCATATTCAAGCCTACCTACTAATTGAGCGAACTTATCATCTGTAATTTCATCTACGTCAATTTTAAAATGATACTGAATTAATGCACCCCACTGACTTATACTATCACTTTCATCGTTTATCTCTGCGTCAACTATTTTTTTTTAAACTTGTTGTTCGATATTTTGATTATGCTATACACCTCCATAGTAGCTCCCATGTAATAAGCATCGTTTTCTTGCGATTCACTATAAATACGAGGGTCTGATTCTTCTTTGATTATGTAAGCATCTAGTACCTCTGCACATGAACTAATCGGATTTGATAATGCCTTATCCATTACTCGCATCTTCACGAATCGTGGCGGTTCTTTCAGGAATCCAATAACATCTTCATTATTTTCAGGGTCTTTAAAAACAAGTGGAAACACTTTACAATTATGCTTAACGCCCAGATCTAATGCTTTTGCTTCAATTTCTTCGTTTGTCATATTATTTGTTTGTACAAAAGTAACAAATTATTAATTAAAAAAAGGGAGTTTTCACACCCCCTCTTTAAAACTAAACACTATGAAAAAAACATCTTCCTATTTATGGTCAATAAGTCCGATAATAATTGGTATTTCCACCATTATTTTAGTGTCCCCCTGCGATACTGTGAAAGGGTCTTCTAAGAACTCGCAAGCACGTAGTACATCAAGCGATGGTGCTACTCTAGTACCGCTAAAACTCACTTGAATATCAAAGAAATCGATGTCCAAAGGGTCACGACTTGGAGCGGATGCGATAATCTTATTCCATTCGTCACGATATAGCGTAATCTTACCTTCGTATTCTTTATTGCCATAACCTCTTGAAATCGGATCTACACCAAATCCATAGTTATTGTCTTTTTTCTGTTTACGTGTGTACTCTATCTTGGTAATCCCTATCACTGGCACTCCAAAGAGTACCAATGATACGTTTGACCAAGAATAATTTACACCGTTAATTAATGGGTTTGCCATAATTTTATTCTTTTTTTTAGATTAACTTAATGCGTTGACAAATCCTATGTTAACACGAATACTTCTCGCAACACCAATCGGCAACAATTCAACTGCAATTACTAGCAAGTTTGTGCTAAGTACGTTCTGCGTAGGGTCAATTGATACTGCGAAGGCCGATAAATCAGCATCTCTTACCATTTGCGTCAAATTCAGTTCAGCAAGTGAACTAAAATAAGCAATAGTTGTATCTGTTAACGTTCCATCGGAGTTAAGTACAAGTGGACTGCCAAGCGCAGGTAATACGCTAGAGTAAATGCCTCGTTTAGCTTTGTCTATTGTTCTGTTGTTCTCGATGTATGCGTAGTCAGATGTTGCAATAATAGCCGTATGCGAATCGTTAAAGTACGTGCCTGCGCTACCTACATACTTTCGTAAGAAGATATAGCGTAGATTGTCAATAGCGGTTAAATAGCTATCAGCCTTTGCGCTTACTAAGTCACCGTTTGCAAAAGCAGGAGTATCGCACTCTGTACCGTTTGATACATTGAATTTACCAACCCATTCGATAGAGTTACTAACTTGTGCTAATGCAACTGCTCCTAAACAAGCACCTAAACACGTAATTGATTTACCAACCGTAGTGAATAAATACTTTCCTTGACCTGCTCCATCTTGTCCTAAAACGGCACTAACTTTATTAGCAGTTAATGTGTTCAAATCGGTTAAAGTAGAAAGGTCGGCAGTTGCGCTAACATCTGCGCCATAAATAGCACTCAATGGTTTTTTGTTTTCGTCACAATAAGTAACAATTTGCGTGTTAATAGCCGTTAAATCAGCGCTTGTATATGCGTGACATTCACTGTTAAGAAATACACCAACCTGCCTAATCTTTCCACCAGAAAAGTTTTGTAAAGTAGTTATTTCATTAAAGTTATACGTACTAGGCACTCCATAGAATCCAACGTACAATACGCCTTTGGGCTGTATTCTGAAAAACTCGCTTATGTGATAGTGGAATACTGCTAATTTAGAAGCACTTCCTTGAACTGTGCTTCCGCTACCTGTTGGTTGCGTAATCGCTCCAGCTACTGTCCCTACAATAGTAATCGCTAAAGGCGTTCCACTGTTAGGGTATATCCCTAACTTCTTAGGCATAGTAAGTAGTAATGTAGCTGTGCTAAATGTAGCTGAATATCCGTGAATAACTGTACCTGCGTTAATGAATGTTGCGATACTAGCACCAAGCAAAGCAATAGACGAATCCCCTGCTACTGTTGTATATGTGCCTAAGTTTACAACACCGTTTGGCTCTGTAACTTTAATTGTAATTGTATCTCCAGTTGCCCCATAAGATGATATAACCCACTTTGCTACTGCTGCCGTAGCATCGGAGTACGTATTAGTGATACCTGCGCTTTCTGCATCCGATACGCTAAAGAACTTTTTTATTCTATCGGAGCTTGTGTAGCCACTTGGTAGTGTGGCCGTGTAATATAGTAACCCACTAATATGGTCTTCCCCAGCCAAAGGACGGCCTAAACCTCCTTGCCCGTTTACGAACGATATGTTTCCTGCCATTTTATTTTTTCTTTTTTGGGTTATCTAAAACTTTCTCTTTTGCCTCAACACCTTTCTCAAAATGTTCGCCACCGTTTGCGCTATGCAAGTGGTAGTGACCATCCGAAGTTACCCAACACTCTTTTATGTTAGGTAAGTTTTCAAAACAGGTGTTAGCGATTTCTTGATTACTCATTATTGCACAAGTCTTGAAACTTCAACCCATTTAGTGCCATCAAAAACAAACTTGATATTGGCTCTTTTGGATGCTGTTAATGTAATAACTGATGTGCCACTCCCCACCTCGAACGTGCCACCAATAAACTTGACTTTAGTGCCAGATGAACTGTTAATAATGCGTACACAAAGTTCATCCCCATAATAAGAGTTAGCGGTGTTTGTCACCTTAATGCTAATACTGTCTACTAAAATAGGTATAGACACCTCCGTGTGGTAGTTCTTAGGTACTACGGTTGTTGTATCATTTCCGATAGCATCGGTTACAGAATAAAACTTATAGTTTAACACACGATATGTATTATCGGTGTTTGTTGCATTACCCGTTCTTGGAGTAACACTTTGCGCACCTACCGATAAAGTAAGCGCACAAAGTAATGTTATGATCGTATATTTCATTTTTTTGAAAAATTTATTAGTTAATTAAACGTTGAAATCACTAGCTACTAAAGTAGTGTACAAGAACACTTCCTCACTAAATCCATATTGTACATCATACTTCATTAACCCTTTCAAGAAGAATAATTCGGAGTTGTTTTGTAATCTTTGTAATTGCAATTGATTATCCTCTGTTGAGTTCATACCTAAGTAAAGGTTTGAAGATGTATCTGCAAGTCCTTCGCAGAACAAAATTGTATCGTCCGGTAAACCCGCAAGAGTTACAATTTGATACCCTTTGTATGGTAACGCTTGGCCACTGTTAAACGCTTGACCTTTAAAAGTTAAGTTCAATGAAGCTGTTTGATATAATTGCTCGGTGTTTACCGAAACAAAGAATTTCAAACGGTCGAAACGAGTAGGACGTGATAACAATGCTTTTTTGTTTGTTGCAGCAAGGGTAATCAACGCATCCATTTTAGATAATATGTTGCCGGCTGTCAATGCAACTGGAGACGCTACTTTCAAAACTGCTGAATCGTTCACCATTTTCTTCAAGAAACCATCGAAAAATTTAAGTTGACCATTTCCGCTAGTTCCTATTGTTGCTGTATAGGTTGTAGAACCCATCCAAATGTTCTGCTCAATTTGTTCAAAAGCACGATTAAGTGCAATTTGCATCATGTAAGATTCAACTGTTACTGGCACTTCACGCGCTAACAATGTTTTACTTAGTTGCTCTGCTACGAAAGATTCTTCATAATTACGAGGGTTAAACTCGGTGTAAAGCATGATGTCGGCAGGTGTTAACACACGGCCATCAATGGTAAAACTACCGCTAGATGTTGGCGTTGCGGCTCTTTCCTGTAACGGAGTAGAAAAGTCCATACGGTCGATAGTATGTTTCTTTTTAATACCGTCTTTTACATAAACCGATCCTTTTTGAACTGTGTCCATCCCGAAGGTAGCGGGCAACCAGAAATACGAAGCGTATGTTCCCGAGTAGGTTGTGTCATTAATTACTAAAGCCATTTTATTTTATTTTGTTGTTTAAGAATTATGCTTTTTTTGCAAGTCTATTTTTAAGTTGCGCCATCAACGTTACTGCCGATGTATGCAATTCGCCATCTTTCAACTCGTTAACCGGTAATTTTGGAGCTACTTTATTTAATGGTAAATCGGCTATCATTGCTTTCACTTTATCGATACCGATAGAGTTAGCCGCTTCTTTCCACGAGTTAACGCTTTCAGATTTAATACGTCCTTCGGCAACAAAACCATTAATGCTATTTTCGATTTCAGCAAGTTTTAATGCCTCTTCTTTAGCCTTTGCTTCGGCTTCAATTTCAGCTTCTTTAGCTTTTGATGCCTCTACGGCTTCGGTTAATTCTTGCACCTTAGCATTAGCTTCTGCCAATTCATTTTTAGCAAGTGCTAATTGTTTAATCGCATCTTCGGCTTTGTTTTCGATCGCTACAATAGAAGACAATATTGCATCTTCATTTGCAGAATCGACTAAACCCAACTTGTTAGTTACCTTTGTCATTTTTATTTGTTTTTTGTTATTAAATT